GCTTCGCGGCCCTTGACCACAACGTCACCAATGGCAGGCCACACCGCTTTCATAAGGATGACAGCAGCACGGCGGTACTCAGTCTTGTCAAACGTCGGGCCGAGATTGTGCCGTAGGTAGTCATCAATGATGTACTCGGTGGCGGTACGCTCTGTCACACCATAGGGTGTTGTCATAACGGAACGCTTGACCGCGCTACGGGCAATGCCGAACTCCAGCCACTTGTCGATCAGGGCTTTCTCTGCCTCGTCTGCTGGCGTCATAGCAGCAAGTCGCTTGGTAGCTGCCTTGGCTACGTCACCGTAGATGTCACGCATCACGGTGTTTGCCGTAAGGTTTGTGGCAGCGCCTCCAATCTCGTCACGGAACATAGCGCTAAGGTTTTGTAACCCGTTGCAGCTCCCGTCCATACTAATCGGGATGCGACTCACGAAGTCAGGGTTGCGTGTGTACTCTGCATACTCAAAGGCCCACGATAGGAACTGTAGCGGGTCGCCTGCTTCGGTCCAGCCGGTGTTGTTAACTGGGTCATCAGCGAATGATACGATAAGGTCGGTTCGTTCCTTAACCCAAGCAACCCGATCTTCGAGAGTAGCCTTGTCAAATCCCCACTTGTTAGCGCCTTGTACGTGGAACCATTTGATTGCGTCTGGGCTGGAGAGTGGCTTACCGGTGGCAAAGTGAATGAGGCTTTTGCTAAGGTCGCTGCCTTGCGGGTTAAGCCCATACGTGAGGGGATATAGGCGTCCTCGGCTATCAGCGAAGTACACAAAGTAGATCGCGGGGTACTCCTTAAACATCTCTGCCGCACGGGTTGCAGCGTAGAATCGGGAGTATCGGCTTCCGAGGAGCTTGCGCTCTGTGTGCCACTCTGCCATGTCTCGCTTCCATTGCTTGAACTCGGTGAGTTTGTCAACAGGCCATTGGTCTTTAGGTAGCTTAGCAGCCCACTCGTCAGCAAGCCAGCTTGGTTTGGCAGGCGGCGGTGTGTCATTGAGGCTAACAATCTCCTTGGTTGAGAACTCCTTGGCTACAGCATACACGGTGTCAAGCATGCGCTGGTTAACGGTCCATGCAGTTTTCTGCAAGGCGTTAACTGCACCGTGAACAACGGGCATTTCTGTGTTCTTCCCCAGCATGCGGCTAGACCGGCGACCGTGGACCAGCGTAGGGTTAGCGCTACGCATCTTGGGTGTGTGGTAGCCGCCTATTAAGCCGAAGCCCCAGTCAAGGGGTGGCTCTACGCACGGGCCGTACACGGGCATTGATACGGACACATAGGCTTTGATCTTGTCGATGCGCTCGATTATCTCAGGGTGCATGAGGACTTCTCTGGCATCACGCTTGTAGCCTGTGCGAAGCTCCGCCCCAAGCTCGATCAATCCGCTAGTCTCCAGCAGCCCCATGAGATAGAACCCTACCTGTTCCCTGCTGCCAATGTCCCACTGCGTCAAGTTGATGTTGTGCTTTTCGGCTTGCATCATGAACACAGTCAGGCGGTGGCGCTCGTCTTTAGACAGACGCCGGGCAAAGTCATTACTCAGCGTATGGTACAGGTCAGGAGCCTCGGCCTCAATCTGGGCGAGGACTAGCTCACGGTGGATGGTGCGCCCAATCCCGTAGGCTAGCTTGCGGTGGTCTTCTGGCTTGGAGGACAGGAGGTTGGAGACAACGTAGCGGACTGCGAGGTACGCAACTGCATCCGCGTCGAGTCCAGTAAGAAGCATGGTGTGCGCTTGGCGACGGCCCGCACGTTTGGCATCAACGTCTTCTTTGATGGCACTTGCAAGAGGTAGCACAAATTCATCGAACAACTCCTTAGCGTATGGATTTTGGTGGGCGCGGCCAGCGTCTTCTGCTTTGGCCATCATTCGCTCAGCGCGGTTGATACCGCCGAGGTACATAACTTCTTCTACTTCTTGCTGAGTCATCAATGCCATAGTGTCCTTTATGCGTCTGTTCTGATTCCTTTGAACCGGGGTTCCCTAAAGCTACCCTCTTCGGTAAGGCCCATAGCCTCTACTTCAATGCGCTTCCCCACGATCAGCGAGGCGTCTGCGATGTACGCGTCAACCTCTTTCTGAGTCAGGCCCGTGCTGACACGCTGTTGGCGACCGTTGAAGGTAAAGCCGAGGGCCAGGGTGTTCTTGCCTGTCTTCTCACCCACGTCGGGGAACAAGGTATCTACAGTAACTGTCTCGCTAATGAGTGGCTTCACCTTAATGAACTCACCACCCTTGCCAGCACCGACCGTGTACTTACCGTCAGCACGGGCTAGGATAGCACCGTCGTAGTGGGCAAACTCGCTGCCCTTGTAGTGCAATGCCACTGGCTTGGCATGCGCCCAAGCCTCGGCCAGCGTACCGTTGAACCGTGTAAACGTGGGCTTAATCAGGCAGGGGTACGCTGGCTGTAGAAGCCAAGCTGTTAGGGTACTGATGCGCTTGTCATAGCCGGTCGGGTAGGTGCGGTGGTTGAGCTGACCAAGTAGCAAGGGCGGCCCGGAAGCATCCTCGTTATAGTCGAAAGGTACACAGTCGAACGGGACGAAGCATAGCCGCGGTTGTGGTGAGTGTCGTCGGAACATGCCGCTAATCTCCGCGAACGGTGTGCCAACTACCCATGCCTCACCGCAGATAGCAACACGCCCGCTACCCAGCTTATACGCTTGCTGCAATGCTTCTGCCACATGATCCATGCTGCGGACTAGCTCGCCTTGCCGAGAGTAAACACCCACCAGTTCCCCATTGTCAAACGCAAAGATCACATGGCACCCATCATACTTCGGACTGACCACCCAGTCGTGGTTGTCAGTGCTGGCTTGTAAAGCCTTGCTCAAGTTCTTAGGCTCAACAGCCTTGTGTACGATGCAATCACCCATGTGGGTACCTCTCTTTGTTACGTGTAATAGCTGCCTTGATTGCTGACAGCGCCGATGGATAGGGCATGTCAGCAGTAAGACTTTCTTCAAGCAGCGAGTACAAGTCTGCCTTGGCTTCTTCTGTAAGACCCATGCAGTCTACCGCCACAGATATTGCTTCTGACTTGTCGGATATAACTAAGTCCTCTGTACCATAGATAAGATACAGTAGTGTCTGGGCTTCCCCATTAATTGTTACCATCGTGGGTGTACTACTTTTGTGTTATCTGCTTCTCGCAGTGCCAAGTCCAGCACGGCTAGTGCGTTCCACGCTGCATGAGCTAGGTGGTCGAGCTGGCTGTCTGGGTCTTTGTCTTCACCTGCCTGCTTGGCTAGCCAGTGGCGCAAGCCTGCATCGCTATAGCGGGCTATCCCGTTAGGGACTGACACCCACCCGTTGTCACTGTACTTGGCTGCACCGAAGCTACCTACCTTGGCTACCTCAGTCAACGCTCTGGCAAACCCACCCAGTACGAGGGCTGGTCTTACCTTACCCTGATCTAGCTTGGCACCTGCCTCATGCGGGCTACGGCCTGTTGGGTCAGCTTCTTGCTTTGTCATTGGTTGTCCGTTAAACACTACTGTTCTCCTTGGAGGTTTCCACCCGCAGGGTGGGGCGGATAGATGCAACCACTTTGGGTTACACCTATCCTGTTAGTTTGCTAAGAGGCTCTTGCGTTTTGCCTTGCTGTTTTCAGTGTATCGACTACGTGCAAAGCCGCCACAAGTTCCGCACCGGTAACGGGTATATTCCCCCGTTTGAGTAAGCGCTCGACCGACGGGCGTAAGGCTTGTGCCAGCGCAACGCGGGCATCGCATCTTGTCATCTTCGTAGTAGGCTGCGACATTGGGGTGTCCTATCATGTAAGGGCGGAGCTTGAGGTACAGCTCCTCGGTGGCTGGCACATCAATGCAGTTGTACTTTTTCATGACGCGCCATGCTTTGGGGTTACCCTTCAAGCACTCTGTCCATAGCTCCATGCCGGGGAACTCTGAGTGCGCATACTTAGGTGTATCCGTAAGATGCTTGCTCAGCCACTCCAGCTTGTTGCTTGTGAACTTGGCTACGTCCTTAGCCACTAGCATTGTGTCAATCACTTTAAGCGGTGGCACTGGTGGCAAGCCTGCTTCAATGAATCGT